CTAGAACCTAATTCTACACGCATAATAGCTTCAGCTTGATCTATATCCATTTGTCTTGCTGCAATTAATGCATCTACTTCGTATTCTATTTCTACCAATTCATCTTCTGCTTCTGCTTCAGCATCAAATTCTTGATATACCCTGTTTAAATCAGGATGATACAGAGATAATAATTTTTGTAATGTTTGTTTTTCTCTTGGAACATTTAATACTCCATCTTCAAAAACAATATGTGCTAATCTAGCATCACCTTTAAATTCATCTACAAAAGGTGTTTTTTGATTTGTAGTATATTTTAATTCTCTTTCGTAACCTTTGTCTTCGTCAAAAAAGTAAATATCTCTTGCTCTAATTGTATATGTAAGAGGTGATTTACCATTCTTTAATAAATATACTCGGTCTTTGACTGTCCAGTCATTTTGTTTTTTTGCCATAATAAAATAAAATATAAAAATTAAAAAAAGAATCTGGGGCCATTTACTGACCCCAAACTCTTAATATAGTTATTAGTTGAATAACATGAAGTTGTTAGCTCCTTGTACTACTAAACATCTTTCAGATAAGTAGTGTACTTCCATTGCATCAAGATCAGAAGTAGCTGCACCACCTACAGATCCAGTAACCCAAGACTTCATTCTTCTGTCGTCAGCTTCAGAAGCTCTATAACGTACGTGTAAGAATGGACGTTTAAGGTTTTTACCAAGAATCTGATCGTATACTGAAGAAGTTCCAGCAGGTACTAATACCCCACGTACTCCACCTACAAGTCCTCTTGTCGATGCGTCGTTTAAGTATTTCCAGTCAGTTTTGTAGAAGTCGTAAGAACCTCTTCTGAATCCAGAGAAACCAAGGTTAAGTGCCATATCTTCAGAGTTGTTGAATACTCCGTAAGAAGTACCACCAGTTCCGTAAGAATTTTGTGCTGCAAGCATATCATCAATACCTAAAGCAACATCTCTATTTACGAAAAGCATATTCTCTTCAATAGCTCCTTGCTTGTCAAGTTTCTTTAAGATCTCGTCAAAAGAACCTAAGTCATCAGCTGCAGAAGTACCAACAACACCAGTTGTTACGTGTCCTCTGTCTTCGATAGCTGCAAATAAACCTTCAGTTCCAGCCGCCTCAGTTAAGTCGCCGTTTGTAGCTGTTTCAGCTTCAACAAGTGCCATTTCCATATAGTCCTCAAAACGCGAACGAGTATCTCCTTCAGCTTTGATATACCATAAGTATCCGCTTTGTCCTGATTCACCAGTTACTTCAACCCACCCAATTTGAGAAGCATCAGATCCTGAAATCTCATACTTATCTTTAAGGATGATTGGCTTGTTAGTAAGTGATTCGTGCTGTGGAGTAATTGCTCCTGACATTCCGTTTGTTGCTTTTCCAAACTCAGAACCAAATACAAATAAATCAGCTGCACCTGTAGCAATAGCAGTAGTGTAAGATTTAACTTGAATTTCGTTTCCGTTTGAGTTAGGATCTGCATTTGTAACGTAAGCTTTGAAGATGTCTCCAGCTGAATCTTTAATTACAACTGTTTGTCCTTGTCTGATAGCGTGAGCTGTAAGACCTGTAATGATTTGAGCGTTTGATGCAACTGCTGCTACAGTAGCTCCTTCATATGAAATGTGTAAACGACCTTGCTCAGTCCAAATGATTTGGTCAGATGACATAGGCATCTCTGAACCTGTCGCTGTTAAGAATCCAGCTAATGTACGGTCTCCGTATCTTTCAACTTCTGCTTCGTACAAGTCTGGTAAATATTGCTGCGCCCAACCTTTTGTTGCGGTCGCTGTAAAGTCAATATAGTTTGTTGCTAGTGTTTGTTTTACCGGAGAAGCATTACCTAATACTAAATTATTTCCTCCAGTTGGTGTAACTGCTGCCATTTTTTTATTTTTTTAAATGTTCTATTTTTTAATTTTAAATCTAAGTTTTGAACTATCGTCTCCACTAATGGCTTTTACTTTTATGCCGCCTGCCTCAACAACACCACTAGATGTTTTTCTTGGATCCATATTTATATTTTTGGATTCTGCATCTAATTGTTTCAATGCATCGGCACGGCCTTGCTGATAAAAATGATTAGCTATAGTATCGGCATTTCTTGCTGCAAATAAAGCTTTGTGATAACCTGAAGCATCTTGTAACATGTTGTTGTCATCTAAGAACGTCTTAAATGAATTAATGATGTCACTTTGAACTTCTTTAGTTTGTTGAACGTCATTTACTTTAAACCTGTATTTGTTTTCTCCAACTTTAAAATCAAAACCTTTGAATTCGTTATTAAAAACATTATCGGTTTGTTTTGTAAAATGTTCAGCTTGTTTTTGTTGCAAAGCAGTTAGTTCGTTCTGCTGTTTATTGTATTCATTATAAAACTCTACAGCTTGTTTTTGTTCTTCAGTCAACTTAACTGAAGATTTAACTTCGTTGTAATATTTGTCTTTTAATGAATTTAAATGTTGTCTAGCTTTAGAAATTTCTTCCTTATAAGCTAATTTTTTTCTTTTAATATCTCTATCCTCATCTACGTCTTCGTCAAATGAAAAAGAGTCTTCAATTAAAAAGTTTATTTCGTCATTATCAAGATGAGACTTTGTTTGTTTGTAGTATTCTCTTAATAATGTATTATCATCTACATTAGAATAATCCGCATTGATACGCACATAATCTTCAAGTGTACCTCCGGTTTCATTCATGAACTCAACAACTTTGTCAAGTCCTTCTGGAATTATTACTTCCTCTTTTTCCGGTAAACTGGTTTCTTCTTCTTGGACATCGGCTTTTTCCGTGTCTTGTGTTTGCATCCGCAGCTCATCTGGTTCTTCTTTTATTAATTCTAATACTTCTTCTTCTTGTTCGGTAGATTCTTCGGTACTCCGTACTTGTTCTTCCACTTTTTCGCTAGCTTCGGATTCGTCGCGAACAGGTACCTCATCTGTGCTTTGCTCTTGAACGGCATCTCTTAAATCTATTTTGTAAGTGTTATCTTCAAATTTAACACCGGCTTTTTCAAGCACTTGTTCTTCTTTCTGTTGAGCAGAGCCTTCCATCTCTTGCTCCAACGCTGTTTTTTCTTCTGACATAATATAATATTAAAAAATTATCTAGGCTCAAATTGCTCTAAACCAAAACCACCTAAAGTATCAAAACCCGCTGATTCAAACTTTTTAGGTCCTGTTGTACCTTTTCTCTGCTCAATTAGCTCCGATTGTTGTGTGGCTTGTATTTTAGTACGTTCGTCTTTACGATCTTCTTTGTACTTTTCCTTATTATTAATCACTTGCATTTCAAGTTCCTTAAGCTGCCTATTTAACTCAAACTCATGTACCATAAGCTCTTTCTTAATAGCGGCTTCTCTTTCTAATTTAGCAATATCTAATTGATTTTGAACTTGTGCAAGTTGTGCTTTTGATTCTGCTAAAGCTTGTTCTTTTTGCATTTCAGCAGCAGCAGCTTCTTGTGCAGCACGTGAGTTAGACTCAGTTTGTGCTTGAATATTCTGTAATTGGTCTATTCTATCCTGCTCTGCTTTCTTGCGTCTTCTGAGCTTAAGTAGCTGATTTGCAAGCTTTATATTTTTAACTTCTCTAATATCAATAGCATCTTCTAAAAAGATTTGGTCTCTTTGTAATGCTATTTGAATATTACCTTCAAGCCTTTGTTTTTCTTCTTCATCTGGTGTTAATTCTAAGAATATACCAAAATCATGTAAATGCAGGTTATTAATATCTTTTAATGTACCTACATTTAATTTACCTATAGATGAAATAAACGATGCTGTAGTATTTGAATATTCTAAAACATCAGATATTCTTAAACAAATAGCTTCTGCTGTTTTAAGTGTTAAGTAAAGACTTGATTGTAATATGTGTCTTGTAGCTGTATTAGAATTAGCAGCTGCAAGTTTTTGTATACCTACAAGTGCATCTTTATCCGGCATACTACCATCTCTTGCTTCATTTAATCCAGTCACATCTCTTATCATATTTAAATAATAATTATAAGAGTTAATTAAACTAGATATTTTACCTCCAGCATTAGATGTTTGAAGTTCTTGGATTGGTACTCTTGAATGATTGAATTCACCATCTTGTGTCATTGATCTACCAATTACAGAACCTGTTTGGAAATACATGTTTAATGCTTCTTGTGGACTATAATGTGTACCATTACCAAGATCAATTTCAGCAATACCATCTGCATCAAGATATACACCATCAGGTGTCATACGCGACATCACCTGTTGTATTTTTAAATGTGTAAGCTGTATCATATCAGCAAAAGTTGTCATACGACTAACTAATGATTCTATCTGACCTTTGTACATTCTTGGTGCTACAATATTATAAGACATCTGTACTTTAGTAGTATCAGATTTAGGTCTCACCATATTTTCCGCGAGATTCCACTCAAGAAGTTTATTAGTACCGATAACTTTAGCACCTTTATAAAGAACTTCGATAGCCCTTTGTACTTTTTCAAACCTTGCTCTTTTATCTTTTGGCGGATTAAACGTATCATCTTTTTTAATTATTTTATCCGCTCCAGTTGCAGTTTCTTTAATTTTATATACTTGATTTTTGAATGTTTTATATTCAAAATACAATACATAAACATGATTTGTATCTTCCGCGTCTGAATAAGAATATGATCTGTTGTAGTTAGTTGCGTTTGCACCAGTACCTTCTATTTCTTCAATATCTGAAGGCGTGAGCCCTGGATATTGTTTTTTAAGTTCTG